ACACCGCTCTCCACAAGTTTCTTGTGAGCAACCAACGCAACTGCCGTCATGTCATCGTTTGTCCCAAACCACGGATTGGCTTCTTGCCACGCACGGGCCTTAGGATCGACAACCTGCTTAGGTTGAGTTTGCTGCTCTTGCGGTTGTGTTTGTACAACAGTTTGTTTCTGTTGTACAGGGGCAGGTTTGAAATTGTTTACACGATCAGCCTTGATCTTGGCAGCAGTCAGTTCTTCCTGAGCCGCAACCAGGGCGTCAGAATCCCCTGCCTCGTAGGCTTCCTTGTATTTGCGCTTGGCGTTTTCAAGCTCATTGGTAACAACTCGCTTGGCCTGCTCTAGCAAAGCCTGCTGGCTTTGACCAACAGATCCCTGGAGGCGCTTGTTTTCCTCAACAAGTTTCTCCGCAAGGCGGATAGCCTCTTCACGCTCGCGCAAAGCCGCTTCTTTGGCCCGCCGTTCGTCGTGGTAACCCTTTGTGAAATGCTGAATGCGCTTGCGAACGCCTTCTGAGTAGTTCTTAAGCTCATCTTCAGGCACTTCTTCCGGAGGATCTGCCATCGGCGTGCGGCCACGGTCCTCTGGAGGGGTGTCGTCCACCACCTCAACCTCAGGCTTTTCTTCGCCCTCAACTTCAAATTCCACCTTTTCTTCGGCTTGTTCTGCCGATTCATGCGGGAATTTGAACTCTTTCTTCTCAAAATCTGCCATTTTTCACCCCTTATGCACGAGAAATACCGCGAGGATCTTGAACAACACCCTCAACGCTGTCGTCGTTGATGATGCGGAACTCACGGCCATGAATCTTGACGCGAGTGCCAGTGTTGGGGCGAACCAAGATGAAGTCTCCAACCTTGCATGACGGCCCGCTCGGGAATCGGGTTTTGTCTGCGTAGGCATCCGGTCCCATCTTGATGACAAACAGGACAGGCGACATCACCTCTTCAAAGTGCATGGTCTGACCAGCTTTGAGAAGGCCATTGTCATAAGCCTCATCAATTTGCGGCAGCGCACAAAGAAGGTGGTAGGTGACAGGATCAGGAAGTTGCTTTGCCTTTTCCTCATCGGTTGATGGCAAAGTGGTGGGCACGGCATCTTCGCCGGTACTAAGCAGGATTTCGCTCATTAAAAGCTCCAAGCAGGCGGTGTAAAAAGGGCACCGCCGATACCCTTACTCATCAAAGTCTTCGCGCTGCAAACGTGTAACCATCTCAGACACGTACATGTACGCTTGACTCAAGCCTCGTATTTCTCCGCAGAGGCTTTTGTATTCAGCAAAATCAGCAGCCCTCCCGTCCACAAGGACTTTGGCGAGGTCTTCGCGTTTCTGCTCAATTTCTTGCAGGACTAAGGTGAACGCATTAGTCATTGTTTAAATTACTGTCTGGTTGCGGGCTTGTTTTTTGGCTTCATGACCGTCTTCACGACATCGGCGCGGATGCGCTTATCTGCCTGACGCTCCTGGACCTGGAGGCGCATAGCCTCCTTCTGAGCTTCTGCAGCAAGTCGCTGCTGCTCCAGTTGCAGTTTGGCTTGGGCAATCTGGAAGTCTCGTTGGCTGTCTGCCTCTTTGCGCTGAAGCTCCTGCGCGCGAAGTTGCAGTTCTGCCTGCGCCATCTGCAGTTGCGGGTTCTGCGCCATCTGCTGCGCCTGGGTTTGCTGGGCTTTTTGCTGGTTGCTTTGCAGGAGTTGCTGAGCGGCCTGCGCCACAAGCCGACTAAGTTGAACTTCCGTGTTCGGATCCAGTTCGGCATCAGGGGCCGTCATCGGCACACCAAGCTGCTCCTCGATCTTTTGGCGGTAGCTAAACGCCAAGTGCTGAGCAATGTGAGCCATGATTGCGCCCTGCATTTGCTGGGCCATCGGAGACTGCCCAATCATTTGCATGATCATAGGGTCTTGCATTAGGGCCATGTGGGTTGTGATGTGTGCCCCGTGGTCCTGATGGATAAACGCCTTGGTAGGTTTGCCGGTCAGGAAACCCATGTTTTCACTGACAGGATCCTTGGGCTTCATGTCCTCCTCAACAGGGACAAGCTGCTCCGCGTTCTTGATACCCAGCACTTCCAGCATTTGCCTGTGAAGATGCGGAAGGTCATAAAGCTGCGGAGCACCTTGGGCCAACTGAAGCGCAGCTTGGTACTGCATGATCCGCTGCGCCATCGTGGCAGCATTCGGATCACTGACAGGAATCACCTCAACAAGGTCATAGTCTTCCTGCTTGGCAGCTTTCGTGGCACCCACAGGCACGTAGCTGTAATCCGGGGGCATGTAGTCCCGGATGATTTGCTTGAGCAGTTTAAATTCGATCCGCAGAGAGGCGTGGACGCGGGCCTGTACCGCCGACATCGTTTTAAGCTGCCGCTCCAGCAGGGCCAGGGTGGTTCCCACCGGGGCCTGAGCCGACATATCGGATAGCTTCAGATCACCAATTGCGGCGAGCCTGCGCCCCTCGTCTGTCAGCTTATCTAGCAAAGCCGCCAGGACTTGGCTGGGATCCTTGTAGGGAAGCGGCATCATGTTGTCGCGCAGAGCGCCAGATGCCACATCCACATCCCGCCACTCCCCCGGTGAAATGGGGGTGTCGTCACCCTTGATCCGCAGGCCGCGAGTCTTCAGGCCACCCGGGAGATTGCTCAGCGTGCCAGCATCCACCAACTGACGGATGATGGAAGTCCCAGCGCGAGCGTAACCACCGATAATATGGATAAAGCCAAGACCGTAAGCACCAAAGCCAGGGATGTAGGTGTACTGGACGAAGTGCTGGCGCTTGCGTTTCTTTTGGTCGTCTTCATCCCAATTCCTGCGGATCGCCAGCACATTCTGCGTGCCGCGCTCAATCGTGATGACGTACGGACGCGGAACATCCTCTTCATACCCACGCAGATCCAAGTCCACATGGATTTCAAACACTTGATAGCGGTCATCGTCAGTCAGGGAGTAGCCCTGCTCTTCGGCCTTCTTCTTCTCAATGTCCGTGAAGAAGCGAACAGGCTCGCCAAGATCAAGATCACGGTAAAAACCGGCAGCTTGTAGGCGCTTGATGTCGTTCTTTGTCTTGCGCATGACATGGGTCACGCGCTCTGCCACGTAAACATTGCTCGCCCCGTAGGGCATGATTAGGTCTTCTGCCGCAATGTACGGAGCCGTCTGACGCTCCATAGACGGGTCGTAGTACACCTTCTTGAACGCAGACCCTGACAGGCCCAGCGAGTACAGCAGGCGCTCATGCTCGGGGCGGTACTCGATCATTTCCTCAGTGAGGCGGTAGTTCATGTCATCACGGACACGCTCCGCAGCCTCCTGATTCAGCTTGGTCTGCTCACCGACAATCAAAGTCTTCACCGGGCCTTGGGCCGGGAAAGTCTCAGTGATCATCTCTGACTGGAAACGGATTGCGGCTTCCGTCAAGAGCGGGCTGTAAACGCCACATGCCCCGTTCCAGGGTTCCGTACGCTCCTCGTACTTCATACCCAGGACTTCCAGGCCCTGTACAAACATTTCCGCCCAATCTTTGCGGGACGTAATGTCTGCCTCAACAAGCTCAATCAGTTCACTTGCCAGGGTCTGAAGATCATTCTCAGACATGTATTCCGCGAGGTTGTCGTCAAATCCCTCGGCCAACTCATCCTCAGGTTCCAGTTCAATCTCCACCCCATCCTCAAGGATGGTGACCTTCTCAGGATCCTCCACCTCAATCTCAAAAGCGGGCTCATCCGTCATCACGGACAGATCCATCGGGACCAAGGCTTGATCAATGTTTGTAGCCATCAGTAGTACTCCATCCGTCTACGCATGACGGGGCTGTCCGGTTCATCGGAGGCAATAGTGATAAATCCACCCTGACGGAACCTCATCAATGCCTGTGTGGAAGAGTCCACCAAGTCATCGTGTGCCCCGTTGGGGAAAGCTGCCATTTCTTCAACGACTTCCTCTGCCCACCTCCGATCAGGTCGCCAAACGACGCCGGAAGCAAACAAATCTGCCACTGAGTTAAGTCGCGCTATTTTGTCATGCCCCTTGCCCGGTGTGTACTCTGATAGAGGGATGCCCATCCGCCTCAATTCATAGATCAACGGAGAGCCTGCAGCCCGCTTTTCAACGATCAATGTGTCCGGATTCCACTCCTTCCACATTTCCATCGCCTTCTTTTTAAGCTCCGGAAACTCCATCCGATCCTTGAAGGCGTCCAAAAGGATGACGTTGGGCCTCATATCCCCGTTATC